ATGGTTGAGGTCCGAATCGTACAGCATGTCGATTCCTACACCTCAGCAGCACAGAGCTAAGGGAGGTTGAGACATGGCTATTAATCGTGCTGATATTGCCAAGCAGCTTCTTCCCGGTCTGAATGCAATCTTCGGTCTGGAATATGCCGCTGTAGACGAGGAGCATATGCCCCTCTTCGACATCGAATCTTCAGATCGTGCATTTGAGGAAGAAGTGCTAATGACCGGCTTTGGTGCTGCTCCAACCAAGGCCGAGGGTTCAGCCGTTGTCTACGATACCGCTCAGGAATCATGGACTTCACGCTACACCCACGAGACTGTCGCCCTTGCTTTCGCAGTCACTGAGGAAGCAATGGAGGACAACCTCTATGACACGTTCGCCAAGATCCGTGCCCGTGCCCTTGCCCGTGCAATGGCTCAGACCAAGCAGGTCAAGGCAGCCAACGTGTACAACAATGGTTTCTCTGCTGCCTACCCCGGTGGTGACGCTGTTGCACTGTTCTCCAGTGCACACCCCACTGTCGGCGACGGCAACCAGTCAAACCTAGAGACCGCTGCCGATCTGGCAGAGGGTACCCTTGAGACCGCCATCATCAACACCCACAAGATCAAGGATGATCGTGGCATCTTCATCGGTGCTTCACCAGTCTCACTTCATGTTGCCCCTGATGGCCAGTTCGATGCAGATCGTATTCTGGCCTCCCCCGGCCGTCCAAGCAGCCCGAACAACGACATCAACGCTGTTCGCAACCTTGGTCTCGTCCCACAGGGTTACTATGTCAACCGTCGTTTCACCGACGCAGACGCATGGTTCCTCCGGAACGACTGTCCCAATGGCACGAAGCTCTTCGTCAGAGCCCCTCTTGCCACGAAGATGGAGCCAGACTTCGACACCGGCAACCTTCGCTTCAAGGCCCGTGAGCGTTATAGCTTCGGCTGGAGTGATTGGCGTCAGTGGAGAGGCAATGCAGGCGTCTAATCTCCATTAGACTAAGGAGAGGGGGAATTCCGGTTGGAGTTCCCCCTTTTTCTATTTATAATTGGCTTAGATCATCGGCATATGTCGATAAAAAAAGGATTGTTAGACATGTCAACAAATGTAAAGGCTTATTTTGTTTCCGCCTCCACAACTCTGACCAATTCCGGTGGACGCCTTCATGGTGTTAACTTTATCGGACATGGTGCAACCGGAGATCTAGCCAAGGTTATTCTGAGAGAAGGGGCCAGCGCCACTGGTAATATTGTTCTAATTCTTGGTGCAAAAAACAATGATGTAAACGACATTTATATTGCCGACCATGGTGTCCGTTTTAATGGCGGTCTCTACGTAGAAATGCCCACCTCCTCTCATGCAACAATTCTGGTAGGATAAAAATGTCAACAAACCTTAAATATTATGCTGTTTCGGTATCTCAGACAGTCACAAAGGCTGGGGGCAGACTTCGTTTCGTTGACTTTGTAACCCCTGCGGGCCAGACTTCAGCCCAGGTTCTGATTTTAAGAGAAGGCGCCAGCGCCACTGGTAATATTGTTTTTAAGATGTTTGCCAATAGCGGTGCCCGCAATGATGTTTTTATGGCAGATCATGGTATCCGATTTAATGATGGCCTCTACGTAGAGATGCCTACATCAGCCAATGCAACAATTCTGGTGGGCTAATGGCAAAGATGCCTAAACTCTCCGTCAAAAAAGGCGAGAAGCTCCCAACTTCTCAGGGTGCCGGTCTTACTGAGAAGGGCGTCAGAAAATATCGTCGTGCCAATCCGGGATCAAAACTCCAGACTGCTGTAACGGAAAAGAGTCCCAGCCCGGAAAGAGCCAAGAGACGAAAGAGTTTTTGTTCAAGATCCGCAGGTCAGATGAAGATGCATGGAATTGATTGTTCCAAGACACCTAAAAAGAGAATCTGTGCTGCCCGAAGAAGATGGAGATGTTAATGAGTATGCCAAAAATTACTGTCATCATTGAAGGTGAAGGAGGAGAAGAAGATGAGTATTGTGGGTGTTTTGACGAAAAAGAAGTAGAAATCACCTGCCCTGTCGCCACTCATGATGAAGTCATGAATGATTCAAACAAGGAAGTAGCAATTCAGGAACATGGTTACGGTCCAGCGCAGGTAATGGATAAACGCTGTGGAAACTGCGGTTATTTCAACCAGACTTTAAACATGCTTGACTGCATTGAAACAGGAATGGAAGTCGAGGATGTAACTAAAGTTGGTTACTGTACGCTATTTCATTTTGTTTGTTCAGAAAAAAATACGTGTGATTCTTGGATGAAGGGTGGTCCTATCACCAATTACATCGAGGAAGAAGACGTGGAAGAAACAACAGGTCGGAGATTTATCTAATGATGAACTATAAGGGTAAAAAGAGTGAGCGTTATGACATGTACCGTGATGGTGGCTATGTTGCCTTTAAAGAAGGTGGTCCCACAAAGATTCTCGGTCAGCGTACTGATTATGTTGATCCAGAGATGGGCGACTATGTCATCATAGATATGGCTAATAAGAAGGCTAAGGGCAAGCGCCCTATGATGCCAAAATCCCTTAAGAATGTCTAAAATGGCCATTTCACGGGGCATGATTTCAAAGCAGCTTGTATCTGGTAAGAAATACAAAAAGGGTGGCTCAGTGTCTCGTGTGAATGAGGCTGGTAATTATACGAAGCCTACGATGCGCAAGAGACTCTTTGAGAGCATCAAGGCTGGAGGCAAGGGCGGTAAACCCGGAGAGTGGTCTGCCAGAAAGGCCCAGATGCTTGCCAGAGAATACAAGAAAGCCGGTGGTGGTTACAAATAATGGCCCTAAGAAAGCCGCAGGAAAGTTTGAGGAGATGGACCAAGCAGAAATGGCGGACAAAATCCGGAAAGCCATCAACGCAGGGACCTGAAGCAACCGGGGAAAGATACCTCCCGGAGAAAGCCATCAAGGCCCTCAGTTCATCAGAGTATGCTGCCACAACCAAGGCAAAGCGGCGGGGCACAGAGCAACACGTAAGACAGCCCCGAAAAATTGCCAAGAAGACTGCACGTTTTAGAAAGGCTTAATCATGACGACATCAGGAACTACTACATTTAACATGGACATTGATGAGATCATTGATGAGGCCCTAGACATGCTCGGCGGTGAAGCGGACCTAGGCAAGGAGCCCAAGTCTGCCCGCCGCAGTCTTAACCTGATTCTCACCGATTGGCAAAACCGAGGTATCCTCCTCTGGAAGACCGGGCTTGGAACCCAGACTGTCAGCAATGGTCTTGCCTCATATGATCTTGATTCATCCATCATTGACATCACCGAAGCCACTCTGAGACGCAACGGGAATGACATCGAGATGACCCGTATTTCCATGGAGGAATACGAAGAGCTTCCAAACAAGAGCACTTCCGGGCGTGCAATCCAGTATGCAGTCCACCGTAAACGGGACAACATCACGGTCTATCTCTGGCCCGTCCCGGACAATTCAACAGATATTTTCCGGTACTGGAATGTCAGCCGTTATGAAGACTTCACGAAGTCCGTGGACACTGCCGATGTCCCCTTCCGGTTTCTTCCATGCCTTATCTATGGTCTGGCGTATCATATGTCAATCAAGCGTCCCGGTGTCCCCGGTGACAGGGTTCAGTTCCTGAAGCAGATCTATGAAGAAGCCCTGATGAATGCCATGGAAGAAGACCGAGAGCGTGCCTCATTCAGAGCTGTCCCCTATCTTCGGGTTGTCTGATGTATAAAAAATCACCTTGGTTCATCAGTGACCGCTCCGGTTTTCGTTTTCCTTATGATGAAAGAGTCAAGGAAAGCACCGGAATGGTTGTCCACATTTCCGAGACTGATGGGGCCTATGACCTAAAGAACCATCCCCAGAACAAGGCCCCTCGTATTGGACCCCGCAGAATTCTATGGGATGCCCGGCCAGAAGTTTCGGTCACTGCCAATCCAACAGAATGGAATCCTTCAATGACCACGTTTGTCTCAAATCTTAACGAGGTGGTATATTTAACTAATATCACTGGGACGATTCAAAGTGGTACTGTAAAGATCAGGAGTTAAATTAACAATGGCTATTTCACAGGGAATGTGCATCTCATTCAAGAAGGAAGTCCTCCTCGGTGAACAGGACTTTGATGCAGATACATTCAAGATTGCCCTATTCACCAGCGTAGCTTCTCTAAGCAACGGTACCACGGTCTATAGCACTTCAGGAGAAGTCTCCGGTGTCGGGTATACAGCCGGTGGAAACATCCTGACTGGCGTCACTGTAACTACGGATGGCTCTGTAGCCATTGTAGATTTCAGCGATAGCT